TGGCTAGATCCCCAGCTTGGCAACGCAAGGCCGGCAAGAACCCATCAGGTGGCCTCAACGAGGCAGGCCGGCGCTCTGCAAAGGCGCAGGGCATGAACCTGAAGCGCCCGGTCAAGTCTGGCGACAATCCGCGCCGGGCCAGCTTCCTCGCGCGTATGGGCGGCATGCCCGGACCTGAATACAAAGACGGCAAGCCTACGCGCCTGCTCTTGTCGCTGCGCGCTTGGGGCGCTAGCTCCAAGGCCGACGCGAAGAAGAAGGCCGCAGCAATCAGCAAGAGGAACAAAGCCAGTGCATAGCGTCGAACAAATCATGAAGCGTCACGACGCAGCGCAGCGTCGAAAGGACAACTGGCGGCAGATCTATGAAGATTGCTACGAGTTCGGACTGCCGCAGCGTAACCTGTATGATGGCTACTATGAGGGTGGTGGATCGCCCGGCCAAAACAAGATGGCGCGCGTGTTCGACAGCACCGCCATCAATGCCGTACAGCGTTTTGCCAACCGCATCCAGTCGGGCCTGTTCCCGCCATACGCCAACTGGTGCCGGCTGGAGCCGGGCGCTGACATCCCGCAGGATCGCGCCATTGAGGCGCAGGCGGCTCTGGATATCTACGCTGAGAAAATGTTTTCGGTACTGCGCCAGTCCAATTTTGATCTGGCGATGGGCGAGTTCCTGCTGGATCTGTCAGTCGGCACTGCCGTCATGCTGATCCAAGACGGCGACGACATGACGCCAATCCGCTTCACGGCTGTCCCGCAGTATCTGGTCGCCATTGAAGAGGGCGCGCACGGCAAGGTGGACAATGTCTACCGCCGCATGCGCCTGAAGGGCGAGGCCATCCAGCAGCACTGGCAGGACGCCGAGCTGCCGGATCGCTTGCAGCGCATGATCGCGGACAAGCCGACGCAGGAAATCGAGCTTCTGGAGGCCACGCTGTATGACATTGAGCAGGGCGATTTCTGCTATCACGTCATCTGGCCGGAAGGCAAAAGCCAGCTTCTGATGCGCCGCATGAAATCATCGCCGTGGATCGTCGCGCGCTACATGAAAGTGGCCGGCGAGGTCTATGGGCGCGGTCCGCTGGTGACGGCTATCCCCGACATCAAGACATTGAACAAGACGCTGGAGCTGCTCCTGAAGAACGCCAGCCTGTCGATTGCCGGCGTCTACACGGCGGCAGACGATGGCGTCCTAAACCCGCAGACCATTCGCATCGCGCCGGGTGCCATCATTCCTGTGGCGCGCAACGGTGGTCCGCAGGGTGAGAGCTTGCGGCAGATGCCGCGCTCCGGCGACTTTAACGTCAGCCAGATCGTGATCAACGACCTGCGCATGAACATCAAAAAGATCCTGCTGGACGACACCCTGCCGCCAGACAATATGTCGGCCCGGTCTGCCACAGAAATCGCAGAGCGCATGAAGGAGCTGGCCAGCAATCTGGGCAGTGCCTTTGGTCGCCTCATCACCGAGACAATGGTGCCGATGATTGCCCGGATCCTGTATGTGATGGATGAGCGCGGCCTGATTGAGATGCCGCTGAAGGTCAATGGCCTTGAGGTCAAGGTGGTGCCAATCAGCCCCATCGCTCAGGCGCAGAATATGGGCGACATTGAGAAGATCATGCAGTGGGTGCAGATGGCATCCGCGCTCGGCCCAGAGGGGCAGATGGCGGTCAAGACCGGCAGCATCCCGGACTATGTGGCTGACAAGCTCGGCATCCCGGCAGATCTGCGCACCACACCGCAGGAGCGCCAGCAGATGATGGAGCAGGCGGCAGCAATGATGCAGGCGCAAGCACAGGCAGAGGCTCAGGGCCAAGCGCCGGCACCAGCACCAGAAGGAATGTAATCAATGAACCCTGACGGTTGGGAAGGTCTGCAAGCCGCAGACCCTGAGATCGCGCACAAACAACAGGTGGATAAGGATGACGTTGATCGTCTTTATCTGCGGGTCTTCGGCAGTGACGATGGGCAAAAGCTGCTCACCCATCTGCGATCACTGACGATAGAGCAGCCGACTTGGTATCCCGGTGAGGATGCCAGCCACGGCTATGCTAGAGAGGGCCAGAATAGTCTGGTCCGAGAAATCGAGCGGCGTATCAAAAGAGCGAGAGAGCTATGAGCGAAACTGAAGGGCTGCTGGCCGATGCCAAAGTCGAAGGCGACGACAACCAGCAGCAAGCAGAAGAGCAGTCTATTTCACACTTGCAACCAGACACCGAGCCATCGGTTGATAGCGTCACACTGGCGTCAGAGGATGAAGAAATCACCTTTGAGCGGCCAGAGTGGTACCCGGATAAGTTCTGGAATGAGGATGAAGGCCCGGATCTTGAAAATCTGGTCAAGTCTTACAACGAGCTTCAGAAAAAGTTTTCTCAGGGCCAGCATAAGGTTCCGGATGAGTATGATCAGTCTATCTTTACTGAGGCTGGCATTCCAGAGGATGATGAGCTGTATGCCACTTATCGTGACTGGGCGAAGACGCACGGCGTTAGTCAGGCGGCATTTAACGAGCTGGCTGGCAAGTTCATCGAAATGGCTGGCGCGGAAAGCGAACAAGCTGCGATTTCTCACAAAGAGGAGTACGAGAAGCTAGGCCCGAATGCTGATGCCACCATCAAGTCGATGACGACGTGGGCGCAGAGCTTGGTCAACAAGGGCGTCTGGGGCGGCGATGATTTTGAAGAGTTCAAGATTATGGCCGGCACAGCGCAAGGCATGCGCGCCCTGCAAAAGGTGCGCAGCTACTACGGCGACAAGCCGATCCCGGTAGATGTCGGGCCAGTCGATGGCGCGCCATCCAAGGAAGAGCTGTCGGCTATGGTTGCCAAGCCTGAATATCAGAGCGACCCGGCATTCCGCGCAAAAGTCGAGAAGGCTTTTGAACAGGTCTATGGGACTGCGGACTACACCGCGATGTGACTTTGAGGCGGGGGCGTTTACAGCCTCCGCTTTTTTCCCTATAATCCCCCTTGACAGACAATCGCTTTCGACCTGTCAACCCCGCTTGGGGGCGTGGCGCACATGCCCAAGTCGCAGCCCTATATGGACACCTGCTTGGCGAACCAGTGTTAACTTTTGAAATGGAAGGACTGAGAAATGGCAATAGGCATTTCCAACGCTTTCGTTCAGTTGTTCGATGCCGAGGTGAAGCAGGCATATCAGGGCGCACGCGCTCTGGCTGGCGTCACCCGTGAGCGGACAAATGTCGAAGGCAATCAGGTCAAGTTCCCGAAGATCGGTAAAGGCGTTGCCACCGTGCGGGTTCCACAGACCGATGTAACTCCGCTGAACGTGACCTATTCGCAGGTCACTGCAACGATGTCTGACTACATCGCTGCTGAATACAGCGACATCTTCAACCAGCAGAAGGTCAACTTCGACGAGCGCCGTGAGCTTGTTCAGGTTGTCGGTAATGCTATTGGTCGTCGTATGGACCAGCTCGTCATTGACGCGCTGAACGCCGCATCGTCGCCATCCACTGTCGGCACCGACATTGGCGGCAGCGGCACCAACATGAACCTTGCAAAGCTGCTTGCAGCCAAGAAGGCTCTGGACACCAACAACGTACCAGCAGAGGGTCGCTGCATGATCATTCATGCCAATGGCCTGTCCGCGCTTCTTGACGAGACTGAGCTGACCAGCAGCGATTTCGCTACTGTGAAGGCTCTCAGCACTGGCGAGATCGACACGTTCCTCGGCTTCAAGTTCATCACTCTTGGTGATCGTGACGAGGGTGGCCTGCCGCTCCCATCGACCCGCACCTGCTTCGCATTCCACCGCGACGCAATCGGGCTTGGCATCGGCATGAACCAGAAGAGCGAGATCAACTACGTTCCTGAAAAAACGTCGTTCCTCGTGTCTTCGATGTTCTCGGCTGGCGCTATTGCAATCGATGACGAGGGGATCGTTAAGATCTCCGCAACCGAGTAGAGAGGGGTATAGACAATGGCTTTCGTACTTGCTGATTTCACCCCGCTTGGTGGCCAGTCCAAGGCAGGCAACACGCCGGCCCTGTATTGCTACACCACAACCGAGGCTCACACTGATGTTGACGCATCGGGCTATTTCAATGATATGTCTGACACCTTGAAGGTCGGCGACATGATCATTGTCCACGGCTCGACTGGCGGCACCCGCACTGTGACGATGCACATTGTTGTATCAAATGCCTCTGGGGTCGTTGACGTGTCTGACGGCACAGTCATCGGCGCTGTTACTGACAGCGACTAATCTGGCGGGGCAGCTTCGGCTGCCCCCCCTTTTCTTTTTTTGGAGTAGTGCTATGGCGGCTGGCGATACCAAACTATCAATCTGCTCAGACGCCTTGATTATGTTAGGCGCTACTCCGCTTTCTTCATTTGCTACCGGCACAGACGAGGCTCAGGTTGCTGACCGCCTCTATGATGATGTGCGCGACACCTTGCTGATGCAGTATCCATTTAGCTGGACGCTGAAGAAGGTGAAGCTGGCACAGCTTGCCGATGCGCCAATCAATGAATGGAAATACAAGTATCAACTGCCGGGCGATATTCTCGGCAACCCGCGCGCCGTATTCAATACCAGCTCTGTTGGCGGCCGCCCTGTGCGCGACTTTGAGATCTATGCCGGCGGCGTCTACACCAATCTGGAAGAGGTGTGGATCGATTATCAGTTCCGCCCGGAGCCTGCCATCTTCCCGCCATATTTTGTGCGACTGTTGCGCACCGCATTGGCGGCAGAGTTTGCGGAGCCGATCACTGACCAGATCACTAAGGCAGAATACTATCACGGCAAGGCATACGGATCGCCATCCGAGAATATGCGCGGTGGCCTCATGCGCGTTGCTATCAACATCGACGGCGCAAGCCAACCATCGCAAAACATCCAAGAGTTCCCCATAGCCGACATCAGGTACTAGCATGAGCCGCATCATTCAGATCCAGAATGATTTCACCAGCGGTGAGCTAGACCCGAAGCTGCGCGCGCGTACTGACATCGCGCAGTATAAGTCTGGCCTGACCACAGCGCGCAACGTCAGCATCCAGCCGCAGGGCGGTGCCAAGCGCCGCGACGGCACAAAGTTTATTTCGGACCTGCCCAGCACTGCTGCCAATGGGGTTCGGATGATCCCCTTTGAGTTCAGTGTAACTGACAGTTACATGCTGGTGTTCTTCCCAATGCAGGGTTATCCAGATTATGCGAGGATGTACGTTTATAAAAACGGCCAGCAAATCACAAATATTAATGGCACTGGCAATCTTTACTTAAACATCTATCAGTTTGGTCAAGATGAAATACCTGAGATAAATTGGGTACAAAGCGCCGACACTGTGATCATTGTCCACGAGGACATGCCGCCGACCAAGATCGTGCGCGGCGCTACAGACAGCGACTGGACCGCCAGCGTCATCGAGTTTGATCATGTGCCGCTGTATGCGTTTGAGTTTGATGTTCACAGCCCACAATACACCATCACACCGTCTGCTGTGAGCGGCAACATCACCATCACCGCGTCGTCTGTCACCACCGACACAGGGTCGGCGCAGGCTGGCGGCGCTGACACGATCACGCTGAAGGCGGCCAGCAGCTTTACCGCTGACGACCAGCCGAATGGCATGTTCATTGAGATCACCGCCGGCACAGGATCCGGGCAGAAGCGCCACGTCGAGGACTACGTCGCATCGACCAAGGTGGCGACTGTCTACCCGGCGTGGGACACTGCGCCCGATGCAACATCAAACTACGAAATTAAAGCGTTCAGTTCTGCCGCTGTCGGAGAATACGTTACCGCTGAAAATGGATTTGGCCGGGCTAGGATCGTTGAATTTGTCAGCGCCACAAGCGTGAAAGCATATGTAGATATCCCGTTCTTTGACACCAACGCCATTGTGGCAGGCGACTGGAACAGTGAACACGGCTACGAGGAGGTCTGGTCGGCAACGCGCGGCTACCCGCGCAGCGTGACGTTTCACGAGGGTCGCCTGTTCTTTGGCGGCACCAAGAGCCGGCCATCGACACTGTTCGGATCCCGCGTCTCTGATTTCTTCAATTTCAATCCGGGCGAGGCTTTGGCTGATGACGGCGTCGAGGCAACGCTTGACACCGGCACGTTCAACGCCATTGTCGACATCTTCTCTGGGCGCAACTTGCAGGTCTTCACCACCGGGGCCGAGTTCTTTGTCCCGCAGACGCTGGACGAGCCGATCACGCCAAGCAACCTGATTGTGAAGCAGCAGACGGCATTCGGCATGAAGCCGGGCATCCGCTTGCAGAACGTGGATGGATCCACGCTGTTCATCCAGCGGCAAGGCAAGGCGCTGCAAGAGTTCGTATTTAGCGACAGCGTGCAAGCCTACACGTCATCCAAGATCTCGCTGCTGTCGTCTCACCTGCTGAAATCGCCAGAGGAGATGGCAGTGCGCGTCGCCACGTCTACCGACGAGGGCGACCGCCTGATGATCGTTAATGGCGATGATGGCAGTATCGCGTGCTACACGCTGCTGCGCAGCCAGAACGTGATCGCGCCGGCAGAGTGGACAACCGACGGCGAGTTCGTCAACATCGGCGTTGATGTGGATGACATCTATGTTGTGGTCAAGCGCACCATCAACGGCTCGGATGTCTACTATGTCGAGCTGTTCGACGCCGATGTGCTGCTGGACAGCGCCAAGACTGGCGGTGCTGCAAGCTCGGTCACGATGGATCACCTAGAGGCTGAGACGGTCAAGATCATCCGCGACGGCGTCATTGAGCCTGACCAGACGGTGCCGGCATCGCCTTACACTGTTACATTCGCCACAGCGGCCACCAGCAGCTATCAGGTGGGCATTAACTTCACCCCAGAGGTAAAGACACTGCCGGTCGAGCCAAACCTGTCCAGCGGCTCTCTGAAGGGCTTTAAGAAGCGCATCTTCGAGGTGAATGCCGAGCTGTTCGAGACGCAGGCGCTGACGATCAATGGCAAGCTAGTGCCGTTCAGGAATTTTGGCGGCGGTGTTCTGGACAGCTCGGTTGAGGAATTTACCGGCATCAAGACATTGCACGGTATTCTGGGGTATACTTATGATGGGCAGATCACCATCGGCCAGACGGTGCCGCTGAAAATGACACTGCTGGGTATCGATTACAAAGTGAGCGCGGGACAGTAGGATGGGTGCAGGTGCAGCAATGCCGCTGATGGCGGCGTCAGCTTTCATGTCATTGCAAGCGGCAAGCACGCAAGCGCGTGGCTTGCAAGCGCAGGGCGCGTATGCGCGACTGCAAGCAAAGCAGGAAAGCCTCAAATACAAGCAGAACGCTGTTGCCGTTCTGGACAACATTCTTCAGACATCAGCAACAATCACCGCCAAGGCGGCTATGGGCGGCGTGGATCCCTTCAGCGGATCTGCCAAGGCGTTGCGCGACTATGCTGTCGCCAAGGGCGCACAGGAGCTTTACACGACGCAGGAGGGCGAGATCATCGCGCTTGCCGGCGGCAGAATGCAACAGCAGCAGTATGCAATGCAGGCGACGGCGGCCCGGCAGGCTGGCTTTGCCAGCGCCATTGGCAGCTTGGGATATGGCTTGCAGATGCAGCAAAGCATAGGAGGTCCGGGTGGCACGACTGCCTAGATACAGGCCGCTGGGGGCGCGTATCTCCAGCCTGCCAACGGTAGACTACGCCGGCACAGCACGCGCACAGGCGCGGGTGGCGCAGACTATCGGTCAGCAGCTCGACCGTATGGCCAGCGTTGCATTCCGCGAGGCCGAGATACAAGCCAAGATTGAAGGCGCTGAATACGGCGCGACCAATGCGCCGACAGCGCAAGAGCTGCTGGATATGCAGAGCGAGGAAGAGCGCGCCGAGCTGATGCCGGGTGGCACTGGCACTGTCTATGACCGCGCGGCACGCGAGGCAGCACTGCGGGTCATCGGCGTTAATCTTGAGACGGCAGCGCGCGACGAGATCGCCACGGCGCGCATCAACGCCAAAACTAATTTCACGCCAGTTGATCAGCTAGAGACTGAGATCGACGGCATCATCAATGGCTACAGCGGCGCGCTGTATGATATATCGCCGGCTGCCGCCCCGCAGCTTCGCGCGTCACTGGCTAGTGTAGGCAACAGCGCGGCAATAGCGCACACTACGCTGATGGCCGACCGAGAGAAGAAGGCGGCAGAGTTTAATGCGACCAAGGGGATGGAGGGGATTGTCAATGATATCCAGCCCCGCGTCTACGCTGCGGCAACAAAGAGCGCGGACGAGATTGTCAACATTGTCACGTCTGAGCGTCAGAAAATTATACAGCTTGCCGACATCATCGATGACGATGCTAAGCTGGCTCAATATATGGGCGACCTAAACCAAGGCGTGGATAAGGCGCTTGTGGGTGTTGTCACAGACTGGGCGGCGCAAGATCCGATGAAGCACCGGCAGCAGTGGATTGACGGCAAGGTTGAGGATGTTGCCGTCAAAAATGTGATGGCGCTGATGACGCCTGAGCAAAGGCGTGATGCGTTCAAAGCAATCAATCAAGCTGAGAGCGATTACTATTCGCGCCTGTCGCAGCAAGAGGCTGTGACCGAGCGAGAAAACAAAGCAGAAATCACCCGCCTTGTCGGCGAGTTCAATGAGGTTTTGCGGACTGGCAACCAAGACGACGCGATGCGCGTCTACACGGCCTTGAACGATCTAGATCCTGACAAGGCCAAGTCGTACTACGATGCCTTCTTCGCAACTGGCGGCACCGACGATTTGCAGACCGTGTATGACTTGCAGCTTGCCTCCACCAGAGGTGAGCTGACTGAGGACATGATCCTAAACGCCATCAATAGCCGGCGTCTCAGCAAGACATCGTCTGGCACGTTCTTTAGTGCGCTACAATCGCAAAACAACGCCGAGCATCAGGACGCGATGCGGTTGGTGCGCGCCGAGTTTGGCATCCCAGACAGTGGCATGTTTGTTATTGATGAGGGCGGGCTGCGTGCCGAGGCGATGCAGACTGTCGCGCGGTTCCAGTCCGAGTTGATCAAAGCGGAGCGCGCAGATCCAAATGTTGATCGCATTGCTCTTGCCGAAGCATTTATCGCCAAAGGTAACGCTCAAAAGGCGCTTAAGGGTGAGCTTTCCACCTTGAAAAATAGCGTCAACAAAGTATTCAGCGACATTTTGGTAGGCGTTGATAGGGACGACAGGGCGGCAGTCGTGGCTGCTTCCTTGGCAGAAGGCAAGCGCAACCCCAATCATAAACACGATAAATTTATGGAAAATCTCAACAGAATTGATGAGATCAACGCGACGCTGGGGGCAACGCAATGAACCAGCTAGAAAAAGAAATGCTGAACACGCAGCTTGCGCTGGAGAGTGGCGTGAAGCTGCAAACCACTGTCGGCGATGACGGCATGACCTACTCCGAGGTGTTCATCCCAGAGGCGCAAGGTTTTTACACTGAGGGCGATGCGCCGACGATGCGTGAGCTGGGCGTGACTGGCGACCCGGCAAAGGTTGCCGGCGCTGGCGCTGCCACTGTTGGCGGTCTAGGGGTGGGCGGCCTTAGCGGCATTGCCGGGCTGGTGCCAGATCTTTTGTCTATGGCGGCGGGGCCAGAGCTGCAATCATTTGCGGATGAGTTCAAGGCGCAGTACGGCACTGAGGCGTGGCGCGAGTATGCTTTTGGTGAGATCGATAAGCTCGACATCCCAGAGCAATACAAATTCCTGATGAAGGACGCAGCAATGGTCGGCGAGGTCACTGGCCTGCCGGGTGCTGTTGGTGTTGCCAAAGCAGTCCCAAAGGCCGCCGCAAAAAAGGCAGCAAAGAAAACAAAAGGGGCTAAATAATGGCGCGCATCACTGAAGATCTGGACGAGATGCAGATTGCTGCGGAGCTGGAGCAGCAGTCTATGGTTGCGCCCGGTGACGTGCCGCAGGCAGAGACGCCGCCAGCCATTGAGGCTATTGAGGGCGCGGAGCCTATTGCCACCACAGAGGCAGAGCCTGTGCAGGTGGCGGGTCTTGATGATGTGTTCGCGCTTGGCGGCAAGCTGATGGGCAAGGCCAAGGAGCGTGTCAAAGCGGCTGAGAAGCGCATGACGCCGGGTGTGC